AAGTTACACATACGACATGTCCACTTCCTGCTTCGGCACACAAGTGTATCCTTGCTTATCGTGGTAAAAAATCTGTGCAACATTGCAATTGTTTCCACAAGGTCATCCTGAGATAAAGAAATGGTGATAGGCCCACCATCGCTTGTGTAATAGAATGTTATAACGATATTCTTATGTTCGGGATACATCAAACTGGCTGCCAGGTGATACAGTCGTGGTTGTACTTCTCTGGTCAACGAGATTTCGTCTATTGGTTCCTGCGTATGGAAATCTTTTCTAGCTCCTGTCTTCCAGTCGACAATCTCTATGGTGTCTTCATCTAGTTCCTGCACCATGTCGATATATCCTCGTACCGCGAACTGATGACGATTACCGTCTTGGTCGTAACATTCCCATTCTGGGCCTGGCATTTCTACGGCGAACCACTGCTCTCCAGCGATCGGATTACACGTGTATGGATTGTAGTGTTTATCTGCCAAGATAGTTTCCAGAGCCACCCTACATTTCTTGTAATCTGCAGCTTCCTTAAACTCTCCGGTGTCTTTGTCTATCCTGGTAGTAACTTTCCTGATCTCTATCTCTGGTGCTCTACGTATGTGTTTATCCCAGGATTTTTCAAGCAGCCGCATTGGATCAACGTGAGTTTTCCCCCTCAATCTCAACTTGATCATCAGTTCCAGTGCTCTGTGGACAATGTTTCCCTGGAGGGCAGACTTTCCTGCTTTAGATTCCATTCCTAGAATATAATGCAAGAAATACGAGAATGGACATCTATCGTATCTCCCTATCGCACTTGCACTGCATTTGACCACTCTCATTGAATAACCTCCGAGCTTTATTCTTTACCGCTCTTGGCGGCGGTATGTCGGCCTGGACCGTCCGGGAACATTTGTTGCAGATGGATGACTTTCTGTTCCATGTCTCCCAACAGACTAGCCATGTTGCATTCTGGTGGTCTATCGTCATTTAGCTTGTCACACTCAACTGCGTCGATAAGAACACCTATGCACGCCAGAGCGCTAGCTAGGTGTGGAACCCCAGTGTCCTGATCTGCCCATTCGCCATTAAACCACTTGTCCAAATGACGATTGGCTGCTGCGTAGTATACGGATGCTTTTACCCCCGCTTCGCGGTAGTTGTATCCGCCATACTTCAGGTCGCCTTCTGTCATGGCCAGTGCACCGTATGCTCTTGCCGTAGCAGGAAACAAACTAAGGTCTAGTCTGCTTGTTGCCATTCTGTCTTTTGGGTTCGAGTCTTTTTTCTTCATCCGACTTGCTCCATCGTTTCATATCCGTCAGACAGCATCTCCGCACGAGACGCTCTTTCGAGAATCGGTACCATTTTTGCCGCGATGTCTTCGGCGAACATATCGCCGATATCCCCGGCTGTGTCCGGGGTGACACAAAAGATGCGAAAATAGTGATTCAGTTCTCGTTGTAGCTTTTCCATCGCTTGACGACCAGCCTGGTCGTTATCGAATGTGCAAATGACCGTTAGGGCACCAGCGTTCTGCAACATGAGTCGCTGTCGCTTTGACATATTCACACCTAGGAGCGCTACGCTATTGCGAATTCCAGCAGACTCATAGGCCCATACATCCCCCGGTCCTTCGCACAAGATTGCGGTGCCAGTTTTGCTTATGAATGGTTTCGCGTACCATAGATTGTACAAACACTGTTCACCACGTAGATCTTTGGAATGCTTCCACTTCGTGTAGACACCTCCATACTGAGGGTCCGGACATGCCTCTCTGGATGGGTGATGATGCATCCCGCATTGATCGCAAGCGTCGTAGATGCTTCTGCCAGACCATCCGACAACATACCTTCCTGTTTCGTCTAAGATTGGGAAGAAGGCACGTTTATACATAGGCTTGCCTCTGGTGTCGCAAAATGATATGTGATATTTCGCTATGATTTCTGGCGATATTCCTCTGTTCGGATAGTACACTTGGTCTGCCGTGAGTTGTGAGACTATCGTTGCCAGGGGTATACCCTTCTTTGTCTCTGTGGGAGCATTCTTTTTGTGCTCTTTGAGGATCTTTGCTATTTCGATATCCTGGGCGGTGGCTTGACTGACACTTCCCTTCCCTAATCCGAGAGCCTGAGATACAAAGCTAACGGCTTGGTAGAAGTTGCATGGCTTTCCTGTCTTGCGAGCCATGGCACCTCGTACGAGGCCGAACACGCTGCTAGACGGACCAGTAGATGGGTCTCTATGACATCCCTTTGTCTTACACTGCCAGTGGTCTGACCGTATAGCCCAGAACATGGCCCTTTGGTTGTCACCGCCGTGGACAGGGCATGCAGCCTGCAAATAGTCGTGTCTCTCCACGTAATCGAGACCAAGCGCATCGAAGACTTCTGCGATCCTTTCGCACGCACGAGCCTGAATGAATTGTACTTCTGCTTCGTTAAACGATGTCATTTGTCGGGTTTTCCAAAGTAGCCTGTGCTATCATAGAAAATGGACTTCCCTCTACGAATCGACCGACTCTGAGTTCGTCCTTGACGTTGATATACTCACCACTCTCCATGCCAGGACCGTATCTGGTGTCCGTGACAATGAGTTTTTTGGTACCGTTTGACGGTGGATCTTCGTTGAGTTCCGTTTGGGTTTTGCTTTTCAATATGCTGAAATTTGAACAGAGCCATACGATTCTGTCTGATCCGGAGACAACTTCAGCACCTTCCTTCTCTACGCCATCTCGGTTAAGTTGCACCGTTGCTAGAACCGGTAGTTTGAATTTGACCGCAAAGTTGTGGAGTGCTGTTACCAGGAATCCAAGTAATTGATACTCCTGTAGATTCCTTTTGAACCCATCGTCATCCATCAGTTTTAGGTAATCGTAGATGATCAAACAGGGCTTAGCTGCCCCACTGTCTGTGAACCCAACTGTTTTTGACAGCCATCGTCTTGCAATAGACAATATCGCCTGTGGGGCTAACCCCGCTACCGAGAAATGGTCTATTGGCATCTCAGAAATTTTCTCTTCGCAACTCCACAGAGCTTCTGCTTCCTTCGGGTTACTGGCGAACGTGCCATTTTCTACTCGATTTAGTTCTATTCCAGTAACCGCCGACGCTAGCCGGTGTAGCTGAGCATCACCCGTAAGTTCTGTATCTAGATACAAAACAGGAATACCATTCGCTGCCATGTTTCTTGCAACATTGATGCAGAAAAATGATTTACCCTGTTTAGGTCTTGCTCCAACTACGTTGACTGTTGCTGGTCGCAAACCTCCACCTATCGCATGGTCCCATGCTGGGAACCCTGTTGGGAGACCAACAATGTCTTGTGGATTTTCGGAAACAGCCGTCATTACATCCTTGAACCTTCTTCCGAGCGTGACGACCCCTTCCCCCTGGGACATAATTTGCCCTGTAAACTCAAAGACTGGTTCTTCTATCTTCCCAATGATGTCGTCTACGGCTTCTGTACCAGTAACTACTTCCAGATTTTTCTGGATATCTCTTGCGGCCACGTATCCACGTCTTGCGAGTGACAGTTTATAGACTGCAGCGACTATTGACAACACATTTTCTCTAGATGTTCCACTTTCTTCAACAACAGCAATGAGATATTCAGTTCGTTTTCCTCCGTGTGTAAAGTCGACACACCCAAGCATCTTAGCCGCAGCTTGGATGCTAGGAATATCAAACGTTTTGGCGTCTTTTTCGTTGATCATGTACGACAAGATTGTGAACAATTCCTGATTGAATGTCCAATAGAAGTCTGTAGTAGACAATAGTTCATCTACGTCAAAAAAGCACTCGGCACCGTGGGTGGTTATGCCAGCTAGGATGGCACGTTCCATTCCGGCATCTTGTAGGATGGCATTGGTCTTATTCGCCACTAAGACCTCCTACCCTTTTTGCTGCTTAGACAACCGTTGCATTTTTGACCCAACTCCCCATCTGGTCGATGGGAATCAAACTGATTCCCGCATTCGTTGCATTTTACCTTGTGGGTTTTGGCGCCTGTTCTGCCTAGCTGCAGTTTGTTCTTCTTCGCTTTCTCAGCTTTGAGCCTATTCTTTTCAATCTCGTCTGGGTCAGGCTCGTTGGTAATCAATCGGACACCGTCTGTTGCTTTTGACACGACAGTCTTTTTGGCATCATCCAGTTGGATAGAAGCATCGTTTCCGTCTTTGTCCACCGTTTGTCTTTTGGTCTTTTTCTTAGAAGTTTTTTTCTTGGTTTTTTTTGCCTGCTTAGTCTTTTTCCCTGTGGTTGTGGCAGGTGTTGGCTCCGACTCACGACACTCTGTGGTGGTCTCACAACAGCCAAGAGTTTCTGATACAATCGCAGATATCTGATAAAGTGCGTCTCGGTCCAGCGAGCTAGGTGTGGTCAACCTTTCCCCGGTTAAACCAGCATACCCATCACAAACCACATTCCAATCGCCTTTTACGATCCCGTCCTTTATCTGCTCTATTGGACTCATCGATTACTCCCCTCGTTATATCTAGCTCTCACTAGACCACTAATGCTCTGACCAACCAACTCTATCCGTCTGGCAAGGTATGCTATGCGATCATTTCGCAATTCTGCTTTTCTCACCCATTCGTTCAACTTAGGTCCATCATCACCGAATAGTCTTCTGTTTACTTGACCTGCCCATTTCATGAATGTTTGGCATTCGTTTGCCTTCTGTTGCAAAAACAGTGCGTATTGAGCTAAGAACACAGCGTCTTCTGACAATTCCGT